CCATTCAGCAGCCATAATTACTTCCTAGTTAATATTATTTAGTGTACCACCAGTAAGGACCTTCGCCAGGACCTCCTGTATAATCATCGTCATCATCATCCCACGTAATATTAATGTTTGGTGGTCTTCTTTTCTTCCAAGTCTTTACTGTAATAATTGTAGCAACTGTTGCAGCAGATACTATGGGTGAAGCAAAGAGTAGTATCTTTTGTAACATCAGCTCCAGTATTCGTCTAATATGTCTAGTACATTATTTAGTATCATTTGTGCAGCTGCTCTTTCGTTTTCATCCCAATGTGGATACCATTGATGTTTATGTAATCCGTCTTTCATACGCATTATCTTCGCAGTCATTTGCACTTTATCCAATCTACCATTCATATCATACTAGAGTTTGTATTATTATATCATGCCTAATAAAAAAAGGGAACCCGTAGGTTCCCTTTTGATAACATATGTAGTCTGTATTACATAAGGTTCGCAACACGAACACGTCTGTAGTACTGGTTAAGACCTGCACCGAGTGCTTCAGCATCAGGTGTACCGTTCGCTTTAACAACGAATGGGTTAGCAACCATACCATAACGTGTCTTAAATCCAATTTTTGGCTGGAATGTGTCAGGACCAATTGATCTGACCATTTGTAGGGGAACGTAAGGACAATAGAAGAGTCCAGCGTCATAAGGTGATGTACCTTTGTATCCTACAACGTAGTAGTGAGTGTCACTTACGTTAGCAGAGAAAGGATCAACAAATACCTTAATACGTCCGTTGATTGTTCCAACAAGTAGATTACCTGTGTCATCAACTTCACCGATGGAAGGACCACCAGCACCAGTTAAACCAGAAGAGTAGTCTAGAGTACCAGACATAGCAAGAGCACTAGCAACATCAGCAGATGTGATGATGAAGTTACCCTTTCCTCTACGAGTTTGCTGTGCGATTGCGTTAGCATCTCTTTCTACTTGGAACATCAGTCCTTTGAATTTTTCAACTGACCATCTTCCATTTGAATCAACGTCAAGGTCAAATACACCTTGGTTTGCTACGTTGTTCTGTGCTCCAGACTTAGCAACTGTGTAAACAGTTCTAACAACTTCTCTGTTGATTTCAGCAAGGATCTCACTAGACAAGATGTTAGCAAGTTCTTGCTCGGCATCTAATCCGTGGATTGCTTTCAAGTCTTGAGCGAGTTCTAATGTGTACTCAGCTTTTAGAGCTCTGGACTGTGCAGTCACAGAAGTCTTCTCAATGCTGAATGACATTTCTCTGAAGAGCTTTCCGCTTTCTCCTAAAGCTTCAGCATCTTCTCTTGCCATTGGCTTCTCACCACGTGCATAGTTACCAGCAGTTGTACCACCACCAGTAGCATCGTTAAGAAGACCTGGGTTAGAACCTGCAACAGGGTTTGCTGTATCGTATGCCTTTGCAGTCGCATCAAATCCAGCAGAGAAGTCGTTGTCAGGCTCATTGAATAGAGCTTCTGTTCCGTCTCTTCCTTCAAAGTGTGACTTCATTGCAAAGATAAGACCTGTAGGTCCTGACATTGGTTGTACACCGCAGATGTCGTATGCAACGAGGTTAGGCATAGCACGACGGATCAAGCTGATTAGAACAGGGTCAAATCCAGCTAGTCCACCTGTTTGTGTGGTTAAACCACTACCAGATAAACCACTAGCACCAATAGCACCAGCTACGTTTCCAGCAGCACCACCAGCTTCGTTAATCATTCCACGCTCTTCACGTAGGAATCTTTCTTGGTTTTCTAACAGAACAGCAGTAACTGCCTTTTTATAATTGTCTTTGATAGGCTCAGTGCCTTCGTGACTAAGAACAGGGTTCCACTTTTCTGTCAGAGCTTGTGCGTTAAACATTTGTTTAATTGCTCCGAATTTAAAGTTAGTTAGTATAATTTATTTCCAACGAGCGAGTGCAGCAGTGTACGCATCCATTGCTGGAGTTGTTACTGTTGTGTCTGCTCCCTCAACTGGAGTTTCATCAGCAACTTCTGAAGTTGCAGGTGCAGCTTTCTTTTCTGAGAAGTATGCTTCCTTGAAGGTTGTTACCTTCTTAGTGAAGTCTTCTTCAGATACGAAGTCAACTGCTTCAGCAAGTTTGCTGAGTTTGTCCTTCTGAGTATCTGCCAATCCTTCTGACACAGTAGCCAGAATAGTAGTTCTTGCAGACTCATTTAGACGAGCTTGAAGTTTCACATTGGACTTGACCTGTTCGTCTAGTCTTTCTTCCATCTCACGAATTGATTCAGCCATACCTTCTACCACATCCACTTTCTCGTCTGGGATAGAAATGTAGTGCTCTTCAAAGAGACTCTTAAGACCTATCATAAAGTCTTCAGTAATCTCATTCTTTATACCACGATCAACAGCTAATTGATTCTCTTCAAGCCATTGAGTCACGGCGTAGTTTACAGTTCCGTTAACTTCTTCTGCGAGTTCTGACTGAGCAGCAAATATCTTCTCAGCAGCTTCGTTAGCGAAATGTTCTACAATCTTGTCATACTCTTCAGAAAGTTTTGCTTTGATAGCAGCTTCAAAGATAGTTGTTGCTTTCTCGGCAAACTCTTCAGAGAGTTCTGTTCCCTCAAGGAGGGCGTTTACATCGTCAGATACATCCACAGATTCAAACGATGGTTTAATTGGATACTTCACATCAGGACCTTTAGAGGTTGCGTATGCAACTTCAGCACCTAGGGAATTAGGACCTGCTTCGTCACCTGGCTTTCCGCTAGTTGATGTTACACTGCTGTCCTGTGATACAGGAGCAGATGCTTTAGCACCAGGATTATCTTCACCTTCACCTTTAGCAGCATGTAAAGGAGGAGATTGAGATCCACCAAGATCGTTTCTTGATTGTCCGCTAGCTACAGCCTCTGGAACTTTAGGATCAGAACCAGATGGTTCATCCTTTCCGCTTGACTTCTGCTGTGGGTCACCCGAAACTTGAGTTGGTTCGGAACCAGTACCAGGAATTACAGTTGCTGTAACTGTTGGCATCGGATCCTGATATTCTTTGAGAACATCAGCCTGCTCCGTGGCGAATTCCTCAAACTTTTCGTTTAATGTATTTGACATCGTAAGTCTTCCCTGAAATTACTGTGAATAATCTATGTTTATTTAGTTAATTACAAACCTGAAAGGAAATCTTCAAACACTCTCAGTGTTCTTTCCTCTAAATTTTTGCGTGTTGCATTGTTCATGTAACTCTGATATTTAGCAACTTTAGTCTCCTTTAGTATGCCATTATCCCAAGCCCACTCTTTACCTTCCATGATACCATTGACAAAAGCATCAGGTGCGGAAGGATCAGCAACAATGTCAGCAGCAGTTGCTAACATGAAATCATCCATGACGACATTAACGTCTTCACGTTTGTCAATAGAACCCATACCTCTAGATGAAACACCTAATTTTACACCCTCACCTAGTAGAGATGATGCAATTTTACCCATCGGAGTATCTAGGATTTGTGCTTTACCTCTAAAGTTTGTACCATCTTCTTCAAGAGATACAATTCTATGAGAAACTCTATCCAAATTGACTGTAGGTCCGTCTGGATGTCCCAACTCACCAAGAGCACGTGATGTTTTAATGTACTCTTCGTTGTAACGATTGACTTCTTTCTGTAGAACTGAGAATGGATACATACGTCCATTACGGTTCTTTAGTTCTGATTGAAGAAATACTCCTTCTATGTACAATTTTTTACTATCACCTTTACCTTCGGTGATTACTTGCACATCTTCAATCGTTTCCGTTATCAGTTTCATCGGGCGTTTCCTCTGTGGGTTCGTTAAAGTATGTTGCTGCTACTGTTTTTTTATATTGATCAACAGCGTCACTTGATCTTGCGTAAAGCAAATCTTGAAGTTTGTCAATAGCATCTGCACGTTTGTTATCAGCTATGGCTGATACAACATCCATTACTTCAGCTTCGGGATTTGCTTGATCAGTTTTGTTCTCTTCAGACATAATAATTAATTATTTAGTATTACTTGTAGGTGCAGGTTGAGATTTTGCCATTTGAAGTTGCTTCTTATGAGCATCATCCGCAGCTGCTTGGTCAAGTGCTGCTTGGTTATCTGCTTGCTGTGACTGGATTTCTGGAGCATACGCTGTATTCATACGATCCATCTGATCTAGTTGAGTCACATCAATAGGATCCATAGCAAGACCTTGATCAATCTCTTTCTGCATTTGCTTGTCAATCTCTTTATACTCTTTCTCAGATTGTTCAAGAATATGTTTGCGGATATATTCAATTGAATAATATTTACCAACAAATACATCCATTTGAGTTGCAAGTTGAATGCGTTGAGTCATTAACTCCTTCTCTTTTAATTCATTGAAATGATTATCAAAGAGGAAGTCATACTGTATATGCTCTTTCATCTCATCCCAATCTTCAGGAGATATGACTCCTTTCAGGATAAGTTGAGTCTTAAGTATATCGTGAAATAATTCTCCAAACCTTTTACGTAAACGTCCAATGAATTTCGTGAACTTAAGTTCGTCACGGAGGACTTCAGTTGTTTTTCCAAGATTGAATCCTTTGTTATCATCTGTAAGACGACTAGGTGGTAAATTAAGTGAGTTATATAACTTTTTCTTAAAGTACTCAACATCCTTAAGCTCACCAAGATTTTGTCCAGCTGGTAAAGTAGTAATTTCAGTTCCACGACCTCCTTCTCTTCTAGGTAACCAGAAATCCTCAAGCATACTCATATGCTTTTTATCATCACGGATCTCACCAGTGCTTGCATCGTAAACTAACTTGTTACGATAACGTGCCATCACATCACGTAAATATTGTTCTGCCTTTACTTTTGGAAGATTACCTACATCAATGTAAAAGATTCTTCTCTCAGGAGCACGTGATAATCTATAGATGACAAGAGCATCTTCAATCATGCGGAGTTGATTAAGAGACTTAATCGCCTTGTGCATAAAACTAAGATGCATTCTTTTGTTTAAATCTTGTAGTCCAGAAGAACAGAAAGCAATTGAATCAACTGCCATCTTAATTCCTTGTGAGTTAGACATATCTCCCACAGGACCCATTGCACCACCCCTTAAATATCCTCTTGGGTTGTACAAGTAATAGTCAATATAGTTACCCCACTCATGCTCTAGAGCACTACCTTTAATTGCTCTTGAAATATTGGGATCCATATTAGTACCCATCTTTCCAAGTTTCTGTCTTACCTTACGCATTTTCATTGCGTCTACGTAACGTAATTCAGTGATACCTTGTTTAGGATTATCTAAATCTACTACCTTATGATAAAAAATTCGTCCGTCAATATACCACGAACGAACTATTTCATGAGCACGATTATCAAAATTCATCAATCTCTTGATGTAATCAAACTCATCTCTAACTTTTCTTTTAACGCCAGCACCAACATCTAGATTCTCTAGGTTGATATCAACGCAACTATCGTTGTTGTCAGAAACAACAAACTCATTCACTATCTCGTCAACAGCAGAATCCACCTCTGGATGAAGTGCCATATCCCTATATCTACGGATAAGCTCGTACTCATTCCTTGCAGTGGCATCTGTATCTACGTATGTTCCAAAATAACCGCCAGCTGCAATAGAGACAGGTTCATCAGCGAGAGGAGGTACTGGTGATTGACCTTTCTTTTCTGTCTTGCGGTTAATTTGAAAGCCAAATAATTGACCCATTACTAATTAAACTAAGTGTTTCCTACTGTTATTTATAGGATAGAAATTCCGCTATCTCCAGCAGTTGTATCACTATCATCTCCAACAGTCCAGTAAGAATACTGAAATTCAACTGAGAATTCTTCAATCTGATCGTTACTATCATATGCAAGATCAATAGCAGATGTGCTTATTGGGAATGCATACCATAACTTATATGATCTTAGTTCAGAACCTGCGGGTGAGTTATCTTTCTCAAGTTGTCTGATAACAACTGAACGACCATATGCTGTAGGATCTTGAATTTCACCTGTGTTTGCTTTATGTGTATTGATCTGGTTTAACCATTGCTCAAAATATGAACGTGACTTCATCTCTTTATCATTGATGAATGTCGCTGACCAGTTATCAAATGTTCTGTCTCCAGCAATCTTAACTGTTCTTCCTCTGAATGGAACTTCAATAACACCAATGTTTGATGCAGGAAGTGCAGCAGATTTACACATGTATGATACTAGTGTTTGATCAGCCTCAACTGTACCAGGGAACGTAATGTCCACCTGAAACATATTGGGTCTGACACCCTGTTTGACCTGTGTTAAAAAGCTTGATACGTTGCTTGTAATTGCCATTGTTTTAATGTCCTCTTCTTATATATTTAACGAATTAGCGTCCAATGACTTCACTGAACGATACACCAGTTCTAGTAGCAGTAAATGTTACTGTTACATAGTTGATGGAACGGGCAGGTTTAATGAACAGTTCCGCAACAAATTCGTTACGATCAATAACTGCTGGTGTGTTGTTTGAAGAATCACAAACAACTAAGAAGTCAGTGATACCCTGCTGTGCAACGATGTCATTCAAATATGAATTGATATTTGAAAGGAATCCAGTACGAGTAACCTCGTCATTAAGTTCAAATAGAACACTCTTAGCAAGTGCTTCAACTCTAGACTCAATGTTAAGGAATAGACGACGAACATTAATCCTATCAAATGCGGAAGGTGATGCAAGAGCAGTCTTGTCACCAAATAGTACAGCACCTGTTCCTGGGAAACTTACGATAGGGTTAATTCTGTTTTGATAGAGTTCATCTCTATCTGCCTTGTTAGGATTGTATGCTAACTTAACTACGTTACGAACTCCACCACGTGCTAAACCTGCGGGTGAAATCCAATCAGCAACTGTTGTAGAAGTGTTAACACATAAACCAGCAACGTCACCATTACATGCTACGTAGCGATACTTGTCGTTAAAACGATCATACATGTACTTGTAACCACTATCTAAAACAGCATATGATGTTGATGTGATAGTGTTAAAGAAGTTAACTGTCTTTGTTTTCTGCTGTGATGCGGTAAGAGCAGATCCACCTGATCCAACTTGGTTACCTTTGAATGCAGAAACAAATGCTATACAGTCTTTTCTTGCAGCAGCAATAGCAACTGCTTTCTGTGCTTTTGTTTTAGTATCTGCTTCACTTCCCATTGATCCACCCATAAGAACAAAGTCAACCTCTGTTTCTTCTGTGTCTAAAAATAGATCATAACCAGCAGTAACTTCACCAGCAGTATATGCATAGTCATCTGTACCACCACTTAGGTCAGTTTCATTTCCACCTGAGAGTTTAAAGAAGTCACCAGAAGCAAGAGTAGATGATGCAACACCCCATGCTTTACCTCCACCTGTGCTGTTTGGTTCAAACAAACTACCAACAGCAGCACCACTGAAAATAAACTGTGCTTGATCGTTAATGATATCCTTGTAGTAGAGTGAACCACCTTCAGGACTCTTAGCGTCAGATATCTTGGAAAGGAAAGTAAATCTTTCTAAAACTGTATTAGCAGCACCAGATACATCTCCTGTTGTGTCAATAACACCAACATGAACTTCATCATATCCAACACCTCTGTCAGATGC